AGCCTATGCAGAAGCACTGGCTGAAAGGAAAGCCGAAGAGATTCTGGCAAAAAGGGAAGCGATGAAGCACCAGTCTGAAGTTGTTGCCGCTTATCACGACAGGGAAGAGAATGCGAGGGACAAGTACGACGACTTCGAGCAGGTCGCGTATAATCCCAAACTGCCTGTAACCGACGTGATGGCGCAGACAATACAGTTTTCAGAAGTAGGACCTGACATTGCGTATTACCTCGGGTCCAACCCAAAGGAAGCTGACCGTATCTCGAAACTTCCTCCACTCGTGCAGGCAAAAGAAATCGGACGGATTGAAGATAAATTGATTGCCAATCCGGCCGTAAAAAAGACAACCAGTGCGCCAGCGCCAATTGCGCCAGTCACTGCCCGGACGACCGGAAACCCTTCGTATGACACCACCGACCCGAGGTCGGTAAAGGCGATGTCAACATCGGAGTGGATTGAGGCTGAAAGGCAGCGGCAGCTCAAGCAGCTCGAAGCGCGCAGGAACCGCTAACAGAATAAACACTTACTATTATGTCCAACTCGATTCTTACTATCGATATGATCACGAGGAAAGCCCTCGAGATCTTCGAGAACAACCTTGTTCTCACCCGTAACGTCAACCGCCAGTACGATGACTCCTTCGCAAAAGAAGGTGCCAAGATTGGCTCAACCCTGCGTATCCGCAAGCCCGACCGTGCAACCGTGCAGGACGGCGCCACTCTCGCAGCCAAGGATGAGAACGAGCAGAGCACCTCGCTCACCGTTTCCAGCCAGAAGCACATCGGCGTCAACTTCACCACTGCCGAAATGGCGCTGTCGCTTGATGACTTCGCGGACCGTATTCTCGCGCCTCGCGTAAGCCAGCTCGCCGCGGCTGTTGATGCCGACGTGGCCAATGCCTACAAGAGCATCTACAACTCGGTCGGTACTCCTGGCACCACCCCTGCCACTTCGCTCGTGCTTCTTCAGGCACAGCAGAAGCTGAACGAGGGTGCTGTTCCGATGATGCCCCGCTACGCCACCGTCAACCCTGCCGCTAACGCAGGTCTTGTTGAGGGCATGAAGGGTCTCTTCAACCCCAGCGCTACCATTGGTTCGCAGTTCAAGAGCGGCATGATGGGTGAAGGTGTGCTTGGTTACAATGAGATTGCAATGTCGCAGTCCATCAAGACCATCAGCACCGGTACCCGTACCAACGGCGCAGTTACCGCTACCGCAGTTACCGAAGGTTCCAGCACCATTGAGGTCGATGGTCTTGGCGCGGCCGCTACCATCGCCGCAGGCGAGGTGTTCACGATTGCTTCTGTCTACGCTGTCAACCCGCAGACCCGCGAGTCTACCGGCAGCCTTCAGCAGTTCGTCGTGACCGCAGCCGCTACTGCAAGCGCAGGTGGTGTTGCCGAGCTCTCCGTCAGCCCTGCTTTCTACCCGGCTGATTCGGCTACCGATGCAAACGTGGCGCTGGCTACCATCAACGATATGCCTGCCGAGAACGATGTGGTTACCTTTGTTGGTTCGGCTTCTGCTCAGTACCCGCAGAACCTTATCTACCACAAGGACGCCATCACTATGGCTACTGCTGACCTTCTGCTCCCGCAGGGTGTCGATATGGCCTCGCGTCAGGTTCACAACGGTATCTCGCTGAGGATTGTCCGCCAGTACGATATTAGCACCGACAAAATGCCTTGCAGGATTGACGTTCTGTACGGTTACGGTGTGATTCGTCCTGAAGCTGCTGTCCGCATGTGGGGTTAATCCCGAAACAACCCCCTCTTCGGAGGGGGTCTTTTTTAATTTTCAACTGGAGCACAATATGGGAAACACGAAACCTGTTGGTGTTGCTTACTCTGACCCCGAAATCAACGGCGGCACTATTTCTGGCGCTACTGTTTCTGGATGTACCATCAACAATGATGTTACCGGAGATGTGACTGGGAATGTGACTGGGAATGTTACCGGGAATGTTACCGGGAATGTGACTGGGAATGTGACTGGGTATGTTATTTTTCCGGCCGCTGACCCGCTCGTAGCAGGGGCTTGGTGGGACAATGCAGGTACACTGACGAAGTCTACCGGAGCATAATTTCAAGGGGCTCTTCGGGCCCCTTTTAAAATTTCAGAATTATGGTTATATACTTGAAACACACGATTCACGGCACCAAGGTCGCATGCTCCGAAATGGAGGCTGAGTACGATAAGGGTAATGGCTGGGTTGAACTTGACCAAGAAGCCAAAGAAATTGAAGTCCCCGTTCCTGCGGTTAAAGAGGAGCGTGTAAACAATCTCGTCGGGAAGCCTGCAAGCAGGCGCCGGCGCAAAATAGAAGAGTAGACATGGCAACCACCGCTGGAGACCAGATAAACGCCGCACTAAGGCTTCTTGGCATTTTAGCGGAAGGTGAAACTCCTTCTTCCGAGATGTCGAACGATGCGCTTGACGCGCTCAATCAGATGATTGACTCGTGGAGCACAGAGCGTTTGGTCGTGTTCGCCACGGAAGACCAGGAGGTTTCATGGCCTGCGGGGTCTGCAACGGTAACTCTTGGCCCGTCGGGAACATCCGTAGGCAATAGGCCCATAAGCGTTGACTCGTCCACATATTTCACGGATCCCGCCAATCTGCTGTCGTTTGGTATTAAACTCGTCAATCAGCAGCAGTACAACGCCATTGCGCTCAAAAGCGTAGTGTCTACATATCCGCAGGTAATGTGGGCGCAGATGGGCTACCCAGATATAACGCTTACCGTGTATCCTATTCCTGCAACACCCGTTGTGATGCACGTCGTTTCCGTGCAGGAATTGACTCAGCCCGCTACACTGGCTACTGAACTGGCATTTCCCCCCGGATACCTCCGGGCGTTCAAATATAATCTGGCATGCGAGATTGCACCGGAGTTCGGAGTAGAACCCGCACCGACAATTCAGCGTATCGCAATGACCAGCAAACGCAATCTGAAGCGCATCAACAACCCTGATGATGTGATGAACATGCCGTACAGCATGGTTGCTACTCGTCAGAGGTATAACGTATACGCCAACAATTACTGATGAAGACACCAATTCTTGGTTCAAGCTACGTTACCCGTAGCCCGAATGCAGCTGATAGCCGCATGGTGAACCTCTATCCGGAAGTTGTGCCGGAAGGGGGTAAAGAACCTGCGTATCTCAGCAGATGCCCGGGGATGGTGTACTTGGCGAACATGGGTACTGGCCCGATTCGCGCATTGTGGACGCAGACAAACAAGAATGTGTTTTATGTCGTGTCGGGGCAGGAAGTGTATATGCTGGATGGTGTAGACGCAACACCGGAGCTTATTGGAACAATGACCGACACGGGGACAGACCCCATAGTTATTGACGATAACGGTACTGAAGTATTTTTTGCATGCAACCCAAAGGCGTATATATGGAACTCTGTCGCCGAGACCTTCGCTGAAGTCACCGATGCAGACTTCCCTGGTGCGCAGTCGGTAGCGTTTCTTGACGGATATTTTCTCGTTAATAAGCCCGACAGCCAGCAGATTTATGCTTCAGACATTTACGATGGCACATCCTGGAACGCGCTCTCATTTGCCAGCGCGGAGGGTTCGCCTGATGGCGTCGTCCGTATAGCCTCGATGCACAAGGAGTTGTGGGTATTCGGCCACACAACGACCGAGGTTTGGTACGATGCCGCGACAACACCTTTTCCACTTGCGCCTATTCAAGGTGCGCTTATTGAGACCGGATGCGCCGCACCCTTTTCTGTAGCGGAACTGGACAACACATTCTTTTGGCTCGGGGGAGACTCTCGGGGCCGTGGTATAGTGTATAAAGTAAATGGGTACATCCCGCAGCGTATTTCAACCCACGCTGTTGAATGGCAGATTCAGCAGTATGCGGATATTACTGATGCCGTAGCATACACATACCAGCAGGAAGGCCACTCGTTCTACGTGTTGAATTTTCCGACCGCCAATACGACATGGGTATACGACGTGGCCACAGGCGCGTGGCACGAAAGAGCAAATTTTATGCGCGGTGCGTTTGTCCGACACAGGGGGAACTGCCATTGCGCGTTTAACGGCGTGCCTGTAATCGGAGATTACAACAACGGAAACATATACAAACTGGATGTTGACGTATACGAAGATGCTGTTGGCACGCAGAAATGGCTCCGGTCGTGGAGAGCGATACCTACAGGGCAGAACAATTTGAAACGCACATCACACCACTCGCTTCAGCTTGATTGCGAGACCGGTGTTGCGCCAGTCAGCGGTCAAGGCGACGACCCGAAAATGCGCCTGCGCTGGTCGGACGACGGGGGGCATACATGGTCGAACGAGCATTGTCTCTCAATGGGTAAAATTGGCGAGTACGGTAAACGAGTCATCTGGCGCCGTCTTGGCATGACAACAAAATTGCGCGACAGAGTATACGAGGTATCCGGGACAGACCCTGTGCGTATCACGATTCTCGGTGCTGAACTTCTCATAACGCCTACAAACGCATGAGCAATATCACGACCATACCCGCAGCTCGCGTACCTGTACTTGACCCGCTCACGGGGTGCATGTCTCCGGTATGGTATCGGTTTTTTCAAAACATTTACACGACCACTCGTGGCCTTGACAACCCGACGCTGGCCCTTGAGACCTATGCAGACAACGCCGCAGCAATTGCAGGAGGGCTTGTAGCCGGGCAGTTATACCAAGTTGACACAGGTGTTGACCCGCAACCACTATACATTGTGCACTGATGAACGAAGATTTGCAAAAAGTAAATGACCTCTCAGCTATGACCGAGCAGAAGATTGAACGGCTTGAAGGCATGATGCTCGAGCACGAACAGGCAGATTGTCCAGTCACTCATCATTTTGGCCCGGGGCTATATATCCGGCAGGTACTGATTCCTGCGGGAACATTTGCCATAGGACACTATCACAAGCACGCGCACATGAACGTGATGCTTACTGGCAAAGTGATTGTAGATCGGAAGAGCACACGTCTGAACTCCAGTCACAAGACGATCTCG